CCCAAAAGCTGTAGTATTTGCTTGTCCCTCCGTAGAAACAAACAATTGCCCGACATCATAAGTCTTGAGATCGGTATTAGCTGGTTGGGCTCCCGGACGCACAAACTTAGCGTCAGAGCTTCTCATACACTTTGCATCTAATCGTAACAAAATTTCTGAAACGGATGGCAAAGCTGGTAACGTATGAGGATTAGTTAATTCAACTTGCTGCATTGTCAAAGGCGCAGCATCGGTGGCATCGTAATCAAATGATAAAATACAAACACCTGTTTGACCTTGTGTCGCATAACCTGACACAGAAGAAGTAACATAGAACTCAATCCAATCAAAATCGTATTCCTGATACAATCTGGCAATCTTATTGCCCCATGGGAAAACTGATGCTTGGCCTGGGTTTATAGCATACGCTGTCGTGGCAAATCCTACTGAGCCATTAACAGGTCCTATATACTCATCCTCCATCAGTGGCATTGAACGATTCGACATAGCAACATTTGAAGCTATGCCCAACCCACCAGTACCCAAACGTTGTCCTGGTATGCCCTGAGTCCTTGGGCCATAAGGCCCACCGGAGCGTTGCGACCGCTTCGGTTTTGATGCTTTCCCTTTTGGAAAGCTCATTTTTTTATTTTGTTTTTTTTGTTGTTGTTTTTTTTGTTTTTTTTGAAAGTTAGTCGACATGGGCGGCATGGACAGAGAGAGTTCAATTTCTTTAATTAAGTTTCACTAGTCTAAACTTTAACATATATAATGGCAGGCACAACTACACTTGTCCTTGGCTTTTGAGCGCTGCTACACATCTCCATCCGTTGTTCGGTCTGGATATTGTATCTCTAGAGGCTGTAACATAGCGGGTGTCCATATCAATGCGGTCTTAATAAGTAATCTTTACTAATCTCCTAGGGTGTGCGTCTCCGCACCCCTTTCAAAAGGTCTAATTAACTGCGAACCTATAGCGCAGGAAAACGATTTAATGAGTGTTTCACGCTCACAATAACAGGTGCTATTAGTTCGACCTGACATACCCCCCAACACCACGGCTCATGGTGGGGTTTAAAGATCACGGGGCTCTTGCCCGAACGATCCGCAGCCCACTGGGATTCAACGTATAGAGACGTCTCTCGGGTGCACTCTGTATTCTAGGGCTTGTGACCTTCAGAGTGGAGTTGATGGGTGAGGAATGACATCCCTCTTACCCTTTTGGCTGACCCTTTAACTGGCCACCACAACTGGCTACATTCCACCTCTTTCGAGGGGTAGTGTGCACCCACTCAGTTTAACTTCCTGAGCTAGAATTCAAGCAATTATGCTGCTATTGGCAAGGACAAAGTCCCTATGGTGCCAAATATACGTTGTGGACCAGACGTATCACGATCAAACAGTTTATAAATGATCGGTGTCTTATATTGGTCCCCCAATTGTATATGGGAAACTTCCTCGCTCAACCAAGCATGGTCAGTGTGTGAGTAAAAATATTGCTCATACAACTGATGCCAGGTGGCACTAACAGGTTCATAGTTTCCTTTCACCTTAATAACGTGTTCTTGGAATCCTCGTTGATAAACAGCCTTATGGCCGTCAGTCAACTCCAGAACACGTTCCAATACCAGCCGGAGAGGGGGTACAAAATTGCAATTCTTTTTGAGCCCCAAAGCAATCCCACGCATCATTGATTCGCGTGAGACACCCATTGGGGGATTAACACAATAACCGAGTCTAGAAAGTACCCGGCCTGGTTTAGGCCCAAACATCAACCCCTTATCCGTTGGATAAAGTCGCATGGAACAAAACTCCACGGTATCTGCATTACGGCGGTACAAAGCTTCACTATCAAATCCCAGTTCAGCCATACCCTCACGCCACGGAAAATGTTCTCGTTCCATATGACGCATTAAATTATCATCTCCTTGTAACAACATCTTAATTGTTTTTTGCGACTGAGTCACAGTGTGGCCAGTCCACTTACAATAAAGAAAAAGATGAGAAATGCCGTTAATCACAGAATTCATGAGAGAGGTGTAAGGATCACCGCTTTTACGAGTTCCATCGCACTTATATCGCCATCCGTGCAGTGTTGAACCGTGAGTGTTGATGTTAGCTGTCATCAAATCAATCACGGCGCATGGTGCGCCAAAACGCTTGGCCAACCACACTTCATATTCACACCACGGTCTGCGAATCGAACAGTCAAATTTTCCCAGGTCATCTTCAAGGTACTCACCAACTCCGTCCGATATATACTTAGCGCATGCATCAGCATGCAAACCACTAGTGAAACATAAATTATTCTTAACGTTCCACCGGCGCTTTAAAAGGTCTTGTAGCGCCATAATCCATGGACCAACTAAGCAAATAAACTCAGGTGTTGCACCTTGTATCAAACGGGGGGCTTTATCCTTACGCCCCAACGGAGATGTATACGAATCATTTTCTATTTTCACAAAAGATGATCTATACGTCATTTGATACAACTGAGATTTGCTTAAATGCGAGTTTTCGTCGATTCCAAGTTTACAGAGTTTGTCATGTGCTATCTGTAGCACGCGCTTAACACTCGGTGATGCATTTGAACGCCTCAAATACACATCAAAGGGCACAGATTGAACATCCCACATTTTCTTAAACAAAGCTTTATGATTAGTCTTTGCCCATTGAATGCAGTCTAACAAAAGAGTACTTGGCTCTATGGTGTTTGCTAACACCCTAGCATATAGAGCTTGTTTCTCATTATGTTCGTTACTGGCAAAAGCAGTAGGAGCATACAGACCTGAATTAAATCCGTAAACTGCTTGTTTCCCAGTTAATGCAAGAGAAAATTTCTTTCTCAAGTGTCCCCTCAAAAAATCACCACCACAAAATCTAAGCTTTGCTTTGTCCTTAAGCTTCTTAGGTTTTGGCAAGTCCGCACAGTTTACAAGCTTCCGCACGGCAGGTATTAAAGGCAAAATTGATTTCTCAGGCCCAAAAGCCATCAATGAAATCATTTTTGCAAATAGCCCCTGCTCGTGGGTTAATACTTGGGATTTTCCCGTGTTATATACGAAATCCACACATGGTAAAAAATGACCATCTACCATTTATGCACTGTTTAGACAGAGAACAAGTAGGACGGGTTTATCACTAACCGATCCTGCCAAGTCTCCTGGGGCTTATATTTATACCACGCGATAGCCTCGCGTAACTTTGAATGAGTTTTTAAACATCCCCAGATGGTGGCAACGACTGCGATTGAAGTCACAACGGTGATAGCCACTTTGGTTATATACATAGAATTTCTCCACGACTCAACATTTTTCGAAAACGTTGATCTTAATGAAGTGTGGGCATATCGCTTTGTTAATACTCGCGCGACATTTTGCTGAGAATCCCAGCTTTCCACAAAAGCAATTGCTGGCCCATATGTCACAGCATTATACTCTTCTTCCGGTGTGATTGCAAGCTCAGAGCACAACACTCGAGCACGATCAACAGTCACAGAATATTCTTGCATATCCAATTCCCTACGCTTAAAACCTACCCATAGTTTTTTCAGCGCAGGCACTAGGAAATCTGGAAGTTTAACATCAAGATCAACTTGATGGTGGTGAAAACCCCAGTGTTTTACAAACACGTCATCCTTCGAGAATGGTGAATTATTCCATAAACCTACAAAACTAAGGTAAGGAAAATGTTCAATCTTCATCTCGCAAGCATAAACGCGTCGCTCATAAAATTCTGCATTCTGATCGTCAGGCACATCGCGTTTGATGACCTTCGAACCATGAATTGCACTTCGGAAACCGCCGTCACTCAACTTCCATTCAGTTGGTTTCTCGGCTGGCCCATAAAACACTTTTGCAGTGTCCACATATTGTTCAAGTGGACCATGAAGCACTCCATCAGGGAGTCCTGCATCAAGTGAATAATCATTGAGGAAATTCCATTCAGCCACAGATTGAGATGGCAATGGAACTTCAATAAAACCACGTGGCAACTGGAAAAACTCATCCTCCTCCTCAGACGACACTGGGAGTGGTGTTATTTCATATTGCTGTGGTAATCGATCCCCAACGTTGGGTTCCTGTTCTTTTTGGACGGGTGGAAGACCCCCTGCCAAACAATTATTGCCGAAACGCGCAAACATGGCTGCCTCTAGCCTCGACTTGTGCTTACCAGGTCGATTGCGTTTTTCGATGGGTGAACTACGCCCTGTAGGTTCGGGGAGTGGAGCTTTATTGCCAGGATGCGGTATATGGCAAGTTCCATTGACATCAATTCTGGGTGGATCCCCAGCTCTCACATTGTGTC